CATACATATATCTCATAACATTCATGTCGTTAAGATTATGCTGAACATCAGAAAGAGCTCGCTTGGAAAGAACATCGTCAATATGCCTGGAAACATTATCCCATTTCTTAGTCTGGATCTCTTTGATAAAAGTGTTCATTGTGATTGAATTGATTTTGGCTGACAATTTCCATTCTGCATTTGTAGCTATTTCAACGGGAAGGCCTTTGGACTTCACTGCTTTTGACTTCTTTGGCAGTGCTCTCAATTCCTCCAATGTCAAAATTTCATTGGATGTGGCCATTTGCTTGAATTCAATTGTTCCTTCTTTCCACCATTTGTAACGCTGAGGCCCTAAAATATCCTTGACAAAATCTGAATCCTCAATGTCCATCTTTCTTAGCCATTGACCATAATTCAAGGTTGCCGGAACCTGCCCTGAGAAAGCTTTTTTTGCCTTTTCAAAAGAAAAAGGTCTCATTCCGACAGGAACTTCATCTGCATCAACGCCTAACTCTCTCCACGATTTGGTTATTGGTGCTAAACAACATCTGCAGTAAACATGTATGGGAGGAGTATCTGATCCAATAGCAGGATTCTTTTTGTAGTAATAAATCTTTCCGTCTAAGACTCCGCACTGCAAGCACGTTCTGGAATCCAAGGTGCTCACGTGCATTAATCCTTTTAATACATCCGTATTTGCATCAAAGATTGATTTATTAACAGAATTGGAAACTCTCATAATCTCAGTTCTGGTAATTGCATTTGCTTGCTTTTTTAACTTATCTCCAATCACCCCACCCATTGCAACTCCCCGACCAAACAATCGACGAGAAGCCTTTGCCATATCCTCTCCTTGAATCATGGACTGGGTGAGTTGAGTTTTTATATCGAATAAGGCGTTGCCATAATTTTGAACCATTCGCTCAGAATACAAGGCTCCGCCAATAGGAGTATTGACAATCTCATAGACATGCTCAAGAGGAATACGAGTTATATTGATTCCTATCTGCCCCATTTGGGTGGACAAGAGCTTTTCGTAATGCTCGCTTTCTATACTGGCAAATTGATTAAGATTATAGGAGAGATCATTGATTGCATTTCCCGTGGCGTTTTTGAGAACAAAATCTATTTCGTTGAGCTGGGCATTGAGTCTGCCCATTCTGAATTGCATGGTATAGCCTTGCCCAACGTCTGTCAGCTTTTGCATATTGGCCATTATATCTTGCTTGGCAAAATTGTAGTGCTCGGTAAGAGCATTAATGGTTCCATTTTCAAATTGTGAAATATAATGGCTTCGCTTCAGAAGACCGTCTCTAAGAGCTTCGTTGATATCTTTCATAGGTCTCCTATCGCAGCATCATCGGGAATATCCTTGATATCCATACTTTCAACATTCTCTATATAATCCATATCAGATTTCTTTTCTCTAAAATCCAATACAGGATCTTTCCCTTGTTCAATTTTTCTTTTCAAAGCAATTTTTCTGGCTCGTTTGTTAGCAAGTCGCAAATTGCATTTTTTGCAGATGCTCTGATATCCAGACTTAGTTCCTGAATGTTTGGAAAATTCCATTATCGGAAGTTCCTTTTTTCCTTTGTGTTTTTTATGAGTACAGTGAAGTGTTTTCAATCTCATTCCTCTGCTTCAAATTCTTCAAAGCCTTCTGTGCTCTGCCATTGATTAATTGGCGATTTTGGAAGGTTGAAGGGAACACGATAAATATCTTTTCCTTCTTCATCCGTCATGTTCTTTTCTTCCTGCTCTGGGTCAAGGCCTTCTTTCAATTGCCATGTCTTCTTAGAAATAATTTTATTTCTATGTTGAGTTTCCCTGGCTTTATTATTCTTCTCTATGTCGGCCAGAATCAAAGGCGGCCATTCAATTGTACACTCTGTAGTTTCTTTTTCGGGAATCCTTTTGTCCCCAAATTCCATTTTTGCCTTGACAACCCTCTCAAAAGTCGACTTGTAATAGAACTCAAAAACATCCTGCCAATCTTCTACTTCCCGAACAAATGGATTTTGAGCTGTTATTGAAGAGGAGTAATTTGCGTTGCTGTTTCCTGCAATCAAAATCCTGCCCTTGCGGCGAGTTACCAATAGGCCATTTGGCACAATGGCGCACCAAATAAGTCCAGAATAATGAAATTTTTTAATGTCTTTTCTTTGAACCATGCAATTGTGTCCACTACTAATGTCCACATACCCACTTTTATTATTCTCAAACCTTTTTGAAGTTGTATGATAACCTAATTCAAAGGCCAACCTCTGAACATCATTAAGCAACATATTAGAAAAACTGTAGTATCTAAAGTAGTCTTCTGATTCATTCTTAGTTCCATCGCCTTTTATCAATGTATCCAAAAGCTTTTGCTTTAAAACAATTGACAATGTCCATACAAAATTAGGAAGTCGTTTGTTTCTGGCGCCAACTCCACAATTAACTCTAATCCATCCTGCCAATGCTTTATCATATGTTCTCCAATATCTTGCTGTATATTTTCCAACGCCCAAGTCATCATAGTCCTTGATTGAAAATTCAATTGGCATTCTTTTTGCCATTTCATCTATTTCCTTAACATTGTCTTTATTTGCAAATGTCTGAGAAATATTGATATGCCCAGATTTGTTATCTACTGATCCTTCAGTAACAAACCAGCCCACAAATTCAATCATGTCAGAAATATCAAATTGTCTATTCATATCCCTAACAGTGCCTTTGACATAGCATTCATTTCTCTTATTATATGGATACTTTTTCAATAAAAGAGTTTTATTTTGCAAAAGGGCATTGTCTGTTGGCTCCACAAAATTTTTCATAGAAGCAACCTTTGTTCTCCATCCAATATCGGAAGTATCCCTAAGAGTGCATTTCCTAAAGCCGTCTATTGTTCTATCTTGTCTATATGGAGGCAATCTATGCACATTTTCAGATCGCAACCACATATGATGATTTCGGCTAACACAAAAATTTAATCTCCTTCCTTCGTATAAATACATATCATCATCATAGTTAGAAAATATCCAGTCTGTAGGATCTTGATATTCTAATGTTCCCGTATCTTGCTTTACTGTTGCCAACTTATAGCAATTTTTATATGCTTCTAAGGAAGACACAAATCCATATTCGGTTAAAATCTCGGTTTCCATATCGTGGCAATAGTCGGCAGTCAGCATCATCTCCGGAAACCCCGAACCCGCCGCAACAGCCATTAGCATCGCTCGTCCATCATCCTTGACATCTGTTGCATTAATATTAGGACTCAACATCTTATACTCAATTCCTTTAGTCGCAGTTATAACGGTTCCTTTTCTCAACATTCTTTGTTTATGTCTATCAGCATCCAGATGTTGCGTTCTTTGGGAATCTCTGATAGATTCTACTGTGGCCCCTGTTCCTTCCACCTGTTTAATCAGAGCAATGGCAGAGCGAACCTGATTCAAAGCAATTCTGTCATCCATCCATCCGGCATATTTTTTCAACATCTTCATTGATATTAACAAAAAACTCATTCCCCGTTTCATATCCGAGTCTGTCAAAATTTTGATATGCATTATTTCATTCGCAGGAATTGCAGCTATCCTATTGCCATCCTTGCCACAATAATAATATGTCAATGGAACTTCTATATCATCTTTGTCAGTCCCAATTCCATAACTTACATTTTCCTCTTTCTTCATATCTTTATCGTTTGTAGGATTCTTAATGTTGTTGGCCCTGACAAATCGCGCCTTGACGCCTCCAGTTTCCTTATCTGTAAAGAAACGCATAAAAACTTCTCCGTCTCTAAATACTCGTCTTACCATTTCCTTCTCGCGCAATGACCATGTATTGGTTTTAACAAAACTATCCCAAGCCTCTTGCACAAGTTTATTTTCAGACTTGGCTTTGATGATAGGGCCTTTGCCCAACACAAACTTTGCCAGATTTCTTACAATGGCTCTACCGTGAAGATCAGTTTTATAGAACTTCCATGCCTGCTCCAGCATAGTATAATGATCGACTTCTGATATTGCTCCTTCAATAGTATCACCAGAGCTGCCATGCAATATCCAGTTGTCAGATTCGTCATCCACAGCCTTTCTGGTTTCTGCTTTTTTAATGAGGGACTGGGCAACTTTCATCTGACTCAATTCAAACTGCAAATCAGCAGTTTTCAGTTTCTTTTTCAAAAAGTAATTTTTAAACATTGGATTTCCTCCTCTTGCAATTGTCCAATTTATAATCAATATTAATTGATTATAATGTTTTTCTTAAAAAATCATCAAACCGTTCTAAAACAACTCAGACCAATATCCTTCCTGTTCCACAATCTCCATAGGCGGAATCGCTATCTCTGCAATGATTTGATATGCAGACTGGATCGTGTATCTGATGCAATCCATCCCGTGATCATAGATCTTCATAGGCTGTCTTTTTACAAGTCTTCCGTCTGGAGATTTGGAATATCTGTACATAGCAAATTCTGCATCGCTCCCCATCAGCTTATCTTCAGTAAATAAATAATCCTCCAGAATATACAGCCAACTCTTTATCGTCCCTCCTTTTTCCCCATAATCTTTCCATGTCTCAAGATGATTGCGAACCATATCAATCCCATCCTCGACTGCATTAATCGCAGCATAGGTCTCAATATTATAAATTTCCAATAAATCTATCCTGGATTGTTTGGCGGAAGGATCAGCAAAGATAATTTCGTTTTGTTGAAACTCGGGAGACGCTTTTATCATTTCTGAATGCTGGGCCATTGTTGCAGAACCTGATCGATACTCATAGAATATATAAAAGAGAAGTTTGTAAGATAAATCCTTATTTGGTTCTGTCTCTTCCATCGCTCGAAAAACATCCGAATAATCCACCCAGCACTTTTGATACACAAAAGGATGCCCAGGAGAAGCCCCAAAGTCAATAGCCGACATCCCAATAATATGATCGCCTTCAGGTCTAAAATTGCTAGGTTTAAAATGAACTTCCTTGTCCCACCACCCCCCATAGACAATAGCTTCCTGCGAAGGCTTCTTGTTAAACCACTGAGCGTCCAGAATATCAACATTGATCATTCTGGCTTTGTCAACCCAATCATCAATCTTGTAATAACCAGAACAATAATGGGCCATGCCTTTGCACTTATCAAATATCGGACAATTCCCATGCTTCGGATCATTCTTGCATTCATAAAGGCATTTTTCAAGAATCTCCCAAATGCACCAACAATAAATCTTCATTCCTGTGGCGTCTGATTCATCAAGCAGGCGCTGGAAAGTTCCGGAATCCCATTTTCTCGTGGAATTATGAAGAACAATTCCCTCATCAGCAACAAAATTAACATACTTTTCCATCATAATCTCATAAACATCTTCTACTCCATGATATTCAATACCAACAAACTCTGCATATGGCGGATCTTTGTATCCCCCACCAAAAAACAATCTGTCTCCAACACTCAGTTTTCCTACTTCTTTCCAAGAACAATCTTGCATTAGTATTAAATGATCGATTGTTGTTTTTTGAGTATTTGAATAACATTCCTTTTCATCATACAAAGCTTTATATTTGATTTTATATACTTTATCCCTTTTTGTTCTCCAAACCTTCTTCACATAGTCCATGTGAAATTTACCTGTTTTTTCATCAACAACAAATAGCAAAGCCCTCCTTTTTCTATTGACATTAGAATATAAACAAAATAAATCCTTTACTGTATATTCACGTTTTCCCTTTTCAATATCCAAATACAACAAAGGATCAGCGGGCCATAAAACAGTATCCGCAGCCACGCAAAGAAAAGTCATCTGCCCCATGATATCATTCTTGGAAACAGACATGCTCAAACTTTCCTGCAATACTCCCCATTCCATCAATTCCACCTCATCAATTCTGCCCTTTTGTGGATGCGGACTGTTTAACCCTTTCATGCTTCCGGTTATAACTTCCTGTATGCTTCCATTTTTATAAATCGTCATTGACTTGGTGGGATCTTTCTCATACAATTCTTTTAACTGATCATGCTTGTGAAACGACAGAAAATATCGATACACCTTATCCGCTTGCATCAAGATAGCCCCGGCAGATGCAACCTCGCAGTCTTCCTTGAATGTCATGTCCAAATGGTTCAAAATTGCAACATTGGTCGTCTTGCCACCCGTCCTATTGGCAAATGCAATGCTATTCCTGACATGCTCGAAAAACATATCCCTAACATAGTCAAACGGAGCGCAATGCGGATAATCCAACTTGTCAAAATCAGGGTTATATAATTTGCATGTGCAAACTCTTGGAATGTCAAAGCCCAAAAACTCCCATATGTACCAATGCAATACTTCCTCGTCTTTGATTCCATGTTTTAGCAGAACCGGAAACAGGGCCGGATGACTCATGATCTTGCGATGCTTGACATTGAAGCTGTCCCTCAACACCCGACAAAAGTATTGGAACTTATACTTGCCCTGAATCTCTTCTTTGAACCATTCATCTGGAAGAGTTTGATGCTCTATGTAATGGGATATGGCTTCAATCAGAACGTTGTGCTCCGGCTTATCTCTGGTTGCCCTGGCAAATTCTTTTGTCAGTGTTATTTCCATTTTTAAGCCCCTAACCCTCGTTTGACTGCGCTTTTTGCACTATTTTTTGTTTCCTTTAATTCTTGAAGCAATGGTCCAAGATCACGGATATTCTCCAAAATAGTTTTGATCGTAACCTGACTAATCAACAAATCAACTTCCTTTTTTAATTGAATTTTGGTCTTCTCCACTCTGATTTTCTGATCATTCAGATTGCTCATCCTGGGTGGCTGCTTTCCGACAATCAGGTTCCTTGTTGCCTCATACTCCACTTTCTCGCTCACAAATTCATCCAGAGCCTTGAATAGATCCATTTATTTCTCCTCATCTGGTTTAGTAAAACATTCCGTTATTCCCGGGCTCAGCGCTTCAAAAAGATAATTGAGCCCGTCTTTCTGTTGTCTTGTAAGAAAAATGTTCAATCCCATAAATGTTGCTGCAAGCCTTTCGGAGGTCATCTTGTTGCCCGAAGGAGCTATTTTCAATCTCCATTCCAATTCAACTCCACAATGACGGCAATAATTGGACTCTCGCTCCACCATGTTCTCATGGCAATTGGGGCAACAATAATAATCTATAACTGGTCGATTCTCCATTGAGAAAACCCAATTGGTTCCCGTAATCACTTGCTTTTTAGTTTTCATTTTATCCTCCTTGTCCTATTGCAATGCACACCAATACTGCCTGTACAAACCCCAACATTAATGCTGCTCGGGTTTCGCCAATACGCCTTGCCAGCACATGCCCCAAATGATCGCTCCCGCCCGCTGCAATGCTTTGGCCTTTGCGGACTCTCCGCCATGACACAAAACACACATCTGCAATTGGCACCCCGCAAAGCAGCACCGCAGTAGACGGAAGTGCAGTCTGTAAACTCAATGCTCCAAATACAAATCCTAAAAACAACGCCCCACTGTCTCCCAGATACACTGATGCCGGTTTCCAGTTATAATACAGGAATCCGAGCAGGCATCCCATCAATGCCCAAACTGGAATTCCAAACCCAATCAGCCCGATGCAAACAATAACTGAAATCACCCCGCATGATGCGTCCATATTGTCCACCAAATTAAACGCATTGGTAATTCCCACAATCCAGAATACCGTTACCAAATAATCCAATGGCATATATAGCGTCGTGAACCGGCTTTCGGAGCATGCGGCGTAAAGTCCGGCGATGGCAATCTGAAATATGAGCTTAGCTTTGGGGCTTGTTCCTTCTAAATCATCCAACAGGCCCAATAGCAGCATCGTCATTGCGCATGCCGCCAGCCAGGGATCCGTGAACAGCCATTGCATTATTACCAGCCCAAATATTAACCCTCCTGTGAGAGAAATTGGATCTGTTGACCATCTCTTGTCAGTGGGCCTGTTTGTCAGATGCCTTCTGCCTATCATTATCAACAGGGGCATTAGCATTATGGACAGCATCAGGGTGATTGTGAGTTGGAGCATCATAAATTGAGGCCTTTCTTTTTATCAAACTTTTTCATTGGTGCGCTTCGATACCATCTATCCAAAAACTCCTCAAAGGAATCATTGCATTTATGAAATCCTGAATCTTTTCTTGAGGGATCGTCCCATAGCTTTTTCATGGCCTTCTCGAATGCAACAAAATATTTTGGATATCTTGCCCTGTGCATGTCAATCTGTTTTCTGTCCTTTGAGCAGATGAAGGGACAGATTACACATCCTAAACGACTGAAGCCCTCGTCATACAGCTTGCAATATGAAAGATTTTGATTTTCAATGTATTCCCAAATCTCACCCTCTAACCAATGGAAAATTGGCTTGTAAATGATTTGGTTTCCAAACCTGTCAACCATAGGTCTTTTAGCCCTTTTTATTGACTCCTCCGCCCTTATTCCTATCAGCCTATGCTTCAGAGGCACGTGCTTAATGAGGGTTGATTGCTTCTTGAGACTATAGCAGCACCATCGAATAAACTTGTTCGGGGGATATCCCTTCTCAGGCAGCATTCCAAAAAATGACTTGTGTCCGTGCCAATTTGGCCTTTTCCAAATTACATTAGGATAATGCCTGCGGATAAATTTTACCAGTTCGGGCGGGTCAAGCCCTGTCGCTGAATAATATGCCTTAAATTTCACCCCTGCTTTTTCTGTCAAATTGTGCAGCACAACTGAATCCTTGCCTCCCGAGAAGCCCAAATAATATCCCTCGGATGGCTCATGCTGACGAATAAAGGATATGGACTCCTTGATATGATAATCAAGATCATAGATCAAAGGGCGCAGGGTTGCTTTCTTATTTGCTTTCTTAGGCATTTAAAAAACCTTTCAGAAAAATTCTAATAAAAAACGGATGTTTAAAAAATTAAATAAAATGCAGAATTTAGCTATCTTTTAGACCCCCTCCCCCCTCCAAACAAAAACCATTTTTGTTTCAAAACAGCCCGCCCCCTATGGAAGCGTGACAAATCACAATCAACCTTTCTTCTCATACACCGGAGCGGCTTTAATCCTTGTTCCTATCCCGCAATCATCCTGATCAATTGGCAGATCATGCCGGTTATTTCTGTTTGGAAATGTGGCAATCCCATCTGATCGGTCTGATGGTTGTCTAAGAATGGCCTTTCCTGCATCAATCCAAATCACGTGAGATATCACTCTTCTTGTTCGTGTTCTCAACCTGATTA